GTAACCGTAACAGACACAGACGACACGGCATTCGACTTAACAGGTTATACTGCCAGTGCAAAAATGGCACAAGGATATTCGAGCACTCGTACAAGAGTATCTTTTACAACTACTATTGCCACGGATGCGACAACAGGTGTCATTACCTTATCGTTAACAGCAGATCAAACATCAGCTTTAGACGCTCCATCACGTTATGTATATGACGTAGAAATCACTAAAACCTCTGACAGTACAGTAACAAGGGTTATTGAAGGAATAATAACAATTAGTCCTAACGTTACTACATAATTTTTCTTTTTTAATACATTTTTATTATAAATATAACAAAAGAGAGAGAGATTTTAATGGTTAGAGCAGTAATAAATGGAAGTGGTGGTGTTAGAGCTAATATAAACTCTAATACATCTACAGGACCTCAACAAGTTTCTGTACAGTTACCAAGTGCTTCTGCAGCTCAATCTTTTAAAAATCTAAATGACGTGAATACCAGTTCGTTAGAGGACGGTGCCTTAATTCAATATGACTCTGCTACAGATAAATTTATAACAAGAAACGAATTATCTACTACTACAGGAACTTTAAAGTTTAACGGTGGTAATTTTTAGGGAGAATTAAATGGCAACAGTAATACAGATAAAACGATCCTCGGGAACAACGGCGCCATCGGAACTAGGTCAAGGTGAATTAGCCTATACGTACGGCACGGGTACTCAAGGTAATAATGGTGATAGAATTTTTATAGGAACCGGTACTGAAACAGAAGGCGTAGCAGCTAATATAGATGTTATTGGCGGTAAGTATTTTACAAATTTAACAGATCACGTACCAGGAACACTAACAGCTTCATCAGCTTTACTAGTAGATGGTAATAAAGCAATTGATGAAATCCTTATAGGTAATTCAGCAAGTGTAGGTGGTACATTAAAATTAAATGAAGGTACTAACAACGGTGCTCATTTTGCTGCCATCAAAGCTCCAAATTCTTTAGCTGCCTCTTACACACTTACATTACCAAGTGATGATGGAGGTGCTAATGAGTTTTTACAAACAGATGGTTCTGGAAATTTAACTTGGGCTGCTGTCACATCAAGTTTAACTCTTGCTGCTGACTCAGGAGCAAGTGATACTTTTAATACAGGTGAAACACTAACATTTACTGGTGGTACTGGTATTGATACAACAGTTTCAGATAATGTAATATCATTTGCTATTGATAGTACAGTTGCCACAGCTTCATCAACTCATACTTTAACAAATAAAACATTTGACGCTAACGGAACAGGTAACTCAATATCAAATATTGAAGTTGCTGACTTTGCTTCTGGTGTTTTAGATACAGACCTTTCAAGTGTAGCCGTTGGCGATACAACTCTTGCTTCTGCTAAGGCAATTAAAACTTATGTTGATGCACAAGTTACTGCTCAAGATTTAGATTTTCAAGCTGATAGTGGCGGTGCTCTTGCTATTGATTTAGATAGTGAAACATTAACCTTTACAGGTGGTACTGGTATTGATACAAGTGGTTCTGGTAATACAGTTACATTTGCTATTGATAGTACAATTACAACAAACTCTGGAACTCAAACTTTATCTAATAAAACACTTACAGCACCTAAATTTGTTGATGGTGGTTTTATTGCTGACGCAAACGGTAATGAGTTAATTTTATTACAAACTACAACATCTGCTGTCAACGAGTTAGAAATTACTAACGCTGCTACAGGAAACGCTGTACAGATTGCTACTAGTGGTGGCGATACAAACATTGATTTAAAACTTAGTCCAAAAGGTACTGGTGTTGTTGATGTTGATTCAAGTAGAATTACAAACGTAACTGATCCATCAAGTGCTCAGGATGCTGCTACAAAATCTTATGTTGATAGTGTTGCAAATGGTTTAGATGTAAAAGAGTCCGTAAGACTTGCTACAACTGGAGCTTTAGCTACTTCTACATACGATAACGGCGATGGTACAATAACAGCTAATGCCAATGGTGCTTTAAGTATTGATGGTGCTGCTGTAGTTGAAGGAGATAGAGTTTTAATTAAAGATCAAGCAAGTGCTGTTCAAAATGGTATCTACACAGTAACGACTACTGGTAGTGCTGGTGCGGCTTTTGTATTAACAAGAGGTCCTGACGCTGACACAGCTGCTGAATTAACAGGCGGAACATTCTTCTTTGTAGAAGAAGGTACATCAAATGCTGACAATGGTTATGTTGCTACTCATAATGGCACACCAACTTTAGGTTCGTCTGATATTGTTTTTGCTCAATTCTCTGGCGCTGGTCAAATTAGTGCTGGGGCTGCTTTATCAAAAACTGGTAATACTTTAGATGTTGAAGTTGATGATACAACTATTGAGGTATCAGGTGACGCTTTAAGAATTAAAGCTTCGGGTGTTGGTACTAACCAACTTGCTAGTGATGCAGTAACAACTCTCAAAATTACAGACGCTAATGTTACTAATGCTAAATTAGCAAATAGTATCATTAATGTTACTACTGATAGTGGTAACCAAGATATTGATTTAGGAGATACTCTAACTGTATCAGGTGGCGAAGGTATTGATACATCTCAATCAGGTGATACGTTAACTATCACTGCTGAATTAGCAACATCAGCCAATAAGGGTGTTGCTTCATTTAGTTCTGTGAACTTTTTAGTTTCTTCAGGTGCTGTTACAGTTACAACTATAGATGGCGGAACATTTTAATAATTAATTTAGGAGATTACTTGTGGCAACAGTTATAAAACTTAAAAGGTCTACAACAGCTTCTGGCATACCAACTACAAGTGATTTAGTAGATGGTGAAGTTGCTGTTAATATAACCGATAAAAAAGTTTTTATGAGAAGTGGTGATAGTATTGTTACTATTGCTAATTTTAATGAAGGGATTGATTTATCATCTATTGATGAAGACATATTGCCTGATACTAATAATACTCGTAATTTAGGTTCAGCAGCTAAACGTTGGGCTGATTTATTTTTAAGTGGTAGTACAATAAATTTAGGTGGTTCAACTATATCATCTGACGGAACAGGCTCAATTGCAATTTCTGCTACAGGCGCTACTTTACCCGTAAACTCTAATGTAGAAATTACATCTGGTAATAAAAAAAATTTAGCCTTAATTGATGAAACTACAGGAACAACAATTCGTAGTATACCGTTTTTTAGTAATTCTGGTGGTTTAAGCACAGTAAACGCTTATTTGAATTTTAAAGCTGCTTCAGTTCCAGTTGTTGCTAGTTTTACTTTATCAAATGGAAGTGCTTTGTCATCACAACAAGATGAGTTATTTTTATTTTAGGAGAAATTTATGGCAGTAAAAACACCAATAAGAACAGTATTTGACGGAAGCGGAAACGCCACAGGTCTAGCAGAATATCAATCAGGTGAATTTATAGGTTTAACTCATGGTGGTTTGGGAGCTTCGTTATCAATTGGAACAACAGGTCAAGTTTTAAAAGTTAGTTCAGGTGGAGCTTTAGAATTTGGTAGTGTTGAAGCCCTTGTAAATATAGATGGGGCTACTGATTTAACAGGAAATACTTTAGTAACTACTGATCAACTTTTAGCCTCAGACGGTGGAACAGAGGGAAGAATTACTTTAGCTCAAGTAGATACACTATTTACAAGTACAACACAGACGTTATCAAACAAAACTATAGATAGTGATAGTAACACATTAACATTAGATTTAGGAGAAGGCACATTAACTGGTACATTTGCTGAGCTCAACACAGCTGTTCAGGATGCTACTTTAGTATCAACAACAGGCACAGAAACATTAACTAATAAAACAATAGATGCTGATAACAACACAATTACAAATATTGGTCCTAGCGAGTTATCGAATACATCTGTTACACCAAACTCTTATGGTTCAGCTACTTCAATTCCGACTTTTACAGTTGATCAACAAGGTAGATTAACAGCTGCTAGTACAGCTTCAATATCAACAACTTTATCGATAGCAGACGATTCTTCAACATCTAGTAATATTGCTTTGGGTTCTGATACTTTAACTTTTATTGGAGGAACAGGAATTTCATCTTCTATAGATTCTGGAAATAATACGGTATCTGTAGGGTTTAATTTTAGTGATGGTACAGATGGCCAGATTTTATCAACAAACGGATCTGGTACATTTTCTTTTATAGATTTTTCAAATGTGTCAACTTTTGTTGAATCAACTCAAACAATAGTTCCAGCAGCTGATGGTAATTTTGATTTAGCTAAAATACCAGCGCAGACAGGTGGTGCTGAAACACCTTTTGAAGTATCAGCTCCAGACGCTTTTGGTGTCGCTTTGTCAGCATTATCATATAGTTTAATGGATCCTGTAGGATCAACAGAAACAGTAGATTTAGGAGCATTTGCTTAGAAAAAGAATTATAAATAAGTATAGGAGATATTAATGCCAACAGTATTACAATTTAGAAGAGGAACAACCTCACAAAACAACAGTTTTACCGGTACAGCCGGAGAGTTATCTGTTGATACCACTTTAGATACAATTCGTGTACATGACGGATCAACAGCAGGTGGTGTAGAACTAACTCAAAACGTAGCTGCACAAACACTTACAAATAAAACTATAAGTGGTTCTTCGAACACATTATCAAACATTGGTAATTCTAGTTTAACAAACTCAGGCATTACAGTTTCAGATGGTTCTACTTCTACTGCTACAGCTTTAGGTGGCACTATTACTTTTGCTGGTACAGCAAATGAAGTTGAAGTTGGTGAAAGTTCAGGTACAATTACAGTTGGTTTACCAGATGACGTAACAGTTGGTGGAACTTTAATAGTAACTGGTAATTTAACAGTTAGTGGCACAACAACAACAGTTAATACAGAAACTATTAATCTTGCTGATAATCAAATCGTATTAAACAGTAATGAAACTGGAACACCATCTCAAAATGGTGGTATAGAAATTGAAAGAGGAACATCTACAAATAAAACTTTAGTTTGGAACGAAACAGATGATAAATGGACTGTTGGTTCAGAAACTTTTGTTGCAGGAACATTTGAAGGTGCTTTAACTGGTGCCGTAACAGGTAATGCTGATACAGCAACTACTTTAGCAACTGCTAGAAATATCGCTGGTCAATCATTTAATGGAAGTGCTGCTATTACAATTGCTTCTACGGATTTATCTGATACATCTTCTATCGCATTACTAACAACAACACAAACATTAACAAATAAAACTTTAACAACACCTGTAATTTCATCTATTTCAAATACAGGTACACTTACATTACCTACTTCAACTGACACGTTGGTTGGTAAAGCTACAACAGATACTTTAACTAATAAAACATTTGACGCTGATAATAATACACTCTCTAATGTAGGAGATGAAGAATTAAAAAGTGGTATTGATGCCGCTAAAATTGGTGATGGATCTATTTCCAATACAGAATTTCAATATTTAAATAACTTATCATCTAATATTCAGTCACAATTAGATAATAAAGCGTCTATCGCTTTCGCTGTTGCATTTGGTTAATACTGATTTTTTTCTTATAAATAGTAGTAAAAAAGGTTTATAATGGCAACACCATCAAGTAGAGAAGGTTTAAAACAATATGCTTTAAGAGCACTTGGAAAACCGGTCATAGAAATTAATGCTGATGATGACCAGTTGGAAGATAGAATTGATGAAGCGCTTCAATATTTTTCTCAATATCACTATGATGGTATTCGTAGAACATACTTAAAGTATCAATACACACAAACTGACTACGATAGAATAAACGCCAACACCTCAGAATCAATTACTAAAAATTCAGTTACTACTGCTTGGCAAGAAGGCAATGGTTTTATAGTAGTTCCTGAAAGTATTATTTCAGTAATTAACATTTTTCCATATTCTAGTAAAGGTAGTCAAAATCTATTTGACGTAAGATACCAATTAAGATTAAATGATCTATATGATTTTTCTTCAACATCAGTTGTTCACTATGATACGGTAATGAGGCATTTAGATTTTTTAGATCATATTCTAGTAGGAGAAAAACCTTTAAGATTTAATCAACACGATAACAGACTATACATTGACCAAGATTGGAAGAATGATTTGGTGGTTGGTGAGTTTCTTGTTATTGAAGCATATCGTAAATTAGATCCAGATGTTTATACAGATGTCTATAATGATATGATACTAAAAAGATATGTGACTGCTTTGTTTAAAAAACAATGGGGAGCAAACTTATCTAAATTTAATGGTGTAACCATGATTGGTGGAGTATCATTAAATGGTCAACAAATATTTTCAGAAGCATTAACAGACATAGAAAAAATTGAAGATGAAATTAGAAAATCATTTGAGATGTCACAACCTCTTATGATAGGATAATGTCATGTCAACAAATCATTATTTTCAAAATGGGAACGGCATTGGCAATACAAATGAGAAAAGATTACACGAGGACCTAATCATTGAAGGCCTAAAAATTTATGGGCATGATGTATATTATCTTCCGAGAACATTAGTAAATAGAGATTTAATACTTGGCGAAGATTCGTTAAGTAAGTTTGATGATTCGTATTTGATAGAAGCATATATGGAAACAACTGAAGGCTTCGCTAGTGAACAAGAGATTGTTAGTAAGTTTGGTTTAGAGATCAGAGAAGATACAACCTTTATGTTATCTAAAAGAAGATGGCAAGATCAAGTTGATTCAGTACATACTTTAATTAAAGATGGCCGACCAAATGAAGGTGATATAATTTATATGCCTTTAATGAATAGTTTTTTTGAAATACAATTTATTGAAGATCAAGAGCCATTCTTTCAACTTGGCAATTTACCTGTTTATAAATTAAGATGTACTCGTTGGGAATATTCTTCAGAAAGACTTAATACTGGTGTTGCTGATATTGATAGTGCTGAAACACAATACTCATTAGATCAATTATCGTATCAAGTTAGTTTAGAAAACGAAGATGGTGCTTTACTATTAGAAAATGATTCAGTAAGTGGTGTTAGTAATT